CGAACTGCACCTGAACCGGGAAAATCTCCCGGGGAGATTCGTTTCCGGTTGACTCCGAAGGACATTCGGACAATTTCCGGGTCACTCGCCACCCCGGCCTCCGAGTAGATGATCTCGTCGTAGTTCCTTGTAAACTCCAAGACCTTGTCGCCGTAGTCGTTTTCCGTTGTGGGCTCGTCTCCGAGTTCATATGTGCCGCCAAGTCCCGTCAGGATGGAAGCACAGAAGGCATCAATGATCGCCTCATACTTCGCCCGCGAATCGGTTCCACCAACAGCCGTGGCAACGCCCGATATGGATACCTGGCGTTTACGGGCGGCTGTATATATCACGTTTGTGCTACTGTCGCGGATGCCTTCAGATGGCGCGGTCGTGGTATCGGCGGGCATTCCGAAATCTATCCTGACGACATACTTTCTTGATCGTCCCGTGTTCAGGTCGTCTTCCTGTTTCAGGATGGAGGGATTGGAATTGAATCCCGTATCCGTACTGTGGGACAAGTCCAGAAGGGTTACCGCTCCCTGCTCTACCGTCAGGTTCTGGAACGGTGTACGAAAAGCAAGTTCCGCAGCATCAATGGCGGTCTTGAATGCAGATTCGGTTGCCGCAGTGATGACGAAGCTGAACTCTATGGATGCCGCAACGAAATCCTTCGTCACGTTCACATATCCGTCGATGAGTTTGTCGGTGGAACCACCGACAACGTAACTCCCGTAGGTTATTTTCAGTTCTCTCGTAACGGCTGGCATATTAGTTCCCCCTTGGGTCTGTTCCCTTGCGAACCCAATCCCCTATGATCTGTCCCAGGTTTGTCCCCATTTTACCCCGGACTATTTTTTCAAATGCCATTCGGTAGTTGTTGGTTGCATCCGCTACCCTCCACTCACTCTTGGCAACATTCTTCAAGAAATTTACATCCAAATCCATGTCGAGAGCCAGGTCGGTTTTAACCGCAGAACCTATATTCTTCAATGCCATTTCCATGTTTGCTTGCCAAATTCGTATCTGAGTCATACCCTGAGATACTGCGTCTAGATGTCCCATTACTACCGTCATTGCAGCCGATTCCATCATTGCGTCCCCGGTCACTGGGTCTTTGATCCCCCAAATCCCTTTCCCCGTCATAAAATCGGGAAGAATCATACCCATTATCTTATCCCTAGTAGACGCCTCTCCCTTTTGAATCTTTTCCCAAATGCCCGGATCTTGTTGTTCAGCCATTCCCCGCACCAATCCTTGCATGAACGTACCACCATATTCCGCAAAGGGAAGGGCTTGCTGGGTTACGGTTCGGAACATTGTTCCAACGGTCGGTCCTCCAATGGGAAACCAGTTGACACTCATCGCCGCCGCCGCTCCTGCCGCCATTATAGTAGAAGTATATAGATCAGGAGTTCGCATCCCCCGCGCTCCCATCCTCTGGACAAACTTTCCGGTTTTCCGCAGTATTCTCTCTCCACGGTTCATCATCTTTTCCGTTTTCTTCCCCTCTGTCCTCAAGGTACTCTTGATTCCAGAGACGACCTTCGTCTCCTGGCCGATGGATTTCCGGAGAAGATCGATGTCACGCTTCGCCTCTTCGGCATCAATCGTGATCTTTACCCGCGCATCGCGTATCTGCTGTACCATCTATGTCACCGTCACCGTTGCTGTGGCCGCACTGTCGGAGTATCGATCCACAGTTCCGTTTCCCGTCTCGTCATACGCTTGCCATATCGAGTAGGAGAACTGGCCCGCTGTGGGACTGTCCGTCACGGTCTTGATTCCCAATGTCAATGCACCGCCTCCCGCCGCCACAACCGTGGCCGACCCGTCAGTCGGGTCCGTCGTTGGAGTCGCTCCTGATACGCGGAGGATTCTCGCCTCCGTAATGTCAAAGCGTATCGGTGCGTGTAGGTAGGTAATGGTAGCATCACCCGCCCCGGCGGCATCCACCGCCGTCATGCGCGTGACGGATGGATAGAATCGCTCCGAAGTGCAGAGAACCTCGAAGGTGTATTCCCGGTACGCACTGTACCGATTCTCGTCCACCAGTTCAGCTACCGCATCCGATTTTGCCCGGTTGTATACGTCCAGCCCGTTTACGGAATTGAGCAGACTGATAGAAGCGTACAGTTCCTCCTCGACTTCCAAAAGTCCACGCCCCTTTGACGAAGTCTGCGATTGTCGCCCGGCCCCGAGAAGGGTGTTCTCCCCGATCTCATCGCCGGGAACTACAACCGAAAGCATCACGCCAAGGGACTGCATGATCAGATTTGGCTCTTCGTCATGTGTGGGGTCTGATGTGGCCGCGCCAGGTCTGATCAGGGCAACCGGAGTAATCATGGTCGCGAATGCCTGTTCCATAGGGCCAACCGTTACGTTGACGCTGTTGGCATTAAAGACAACGCTACCCGTAGCATCGTTCTCCCACTTCCTCTGCTGTAGCAGATACTTGATTTGTTTACATACTTGCCAGACGTTCACCGCTTACCTCTTTCTTGCTCCGTAACCGCGCCTCTCCATAGTCAAGGACTTTGTTAAGGGCGTGTGTTATCTCCATCTGTCCCCCATCCACCTGGGACATTACCCGGCAAGCCATCTTCTCTCCCTGTGCGGCAAGCCCGATTTTCACCGCCATATCCGTCCGGAGACGGGTTCCCGCCAGAATGAATGCCCCCTTCGATTCAAAGGAAAGTGTACTCCACAGATCCATCGTCATTGTCCCTGATGCCAGAAGAAACGCCTCCGCTTCCTGGGCAAGCACTTCCTTGACCTCTTCCGACACTTCCTCGTCGTCGTCCTGTTGGAGTAACCCGATACCCAGCATGAACCGATCAACTGTCATAGCGTCAAGTCTCCCCGCTTGCCCACATCGTAAAGCCGTCCGGAACTGTCCGGAATAGCCTGAAAAACCACTCCGATTCCGATCTCTGCCTTGATGCTTAATTGTAGCATACTTGTCTCTTCGACGAGAGGGACCGCCTTGCGGATGAGTACCATTGGCTGTTCGTCCAAGGGGATGTAGGTGGTGGACCCGGCAGTCGGGTCGGTCTTCTCCACGCGGGGGGCGAACAACAGCTTCACCGATTGGTCAGACATTTTGTACCCGGCCCTGTTCTCGCCTACTCCGCTGACCCTTCCCTCGATGACCTTATCCCCGCTGACCGAGCCTGTAGCCGTATTCGGGAAAACGGCGGCAAGCGCGTCATTGTCAAGGTCTCGAATGACGAAGGCGAAGAGTGCCGTGTCTCCCGTGTAGATTGCCTCCACGGGCGTGGCAAACTCTTCCGCATAGACCAGGGAGGTCTTTATGCCGAATCGAATCTCCGCGTCCCGCGTGACTCCCAGCGCCGTCCCCCCGTAGGGAAACTGCGAAGAGTCACTTATATCAGTGGGATCTACACAAAGTCTTCCAGTGATGTGGAGAATTTTTCTGACTTCGGCCAGACTCATTCCGGTCCTCCTTCAAGGTAACGGGTCAACGGGTCGCCCGGAATATCCCTTTCGAGAATCTTGACCACCCTCTCTTGGACTTGTTTCGTGATGGAAAGGAACGGACGGGGATTTACCCAGGTAATCAGTTCCTTCCTGTCTTTTTTCAAAAGACTTCCTAACTTATTAACAGCATTTGCACGTTCTTTTGCAACCTTGTACTCGACGGTGTTGAGTCCCTGGCGATAGCCTCCCTTGTCGCGGGCTTTGTTCCGCTCTCCCCTGAATTTCCCTATCGCTTCCTCAATCCGCTCCTTCACAGCATCGGACAACAGAAGGGGAGGACTCTTCCCGCCCCATTGCATCAGCCCTGCGTACCGGGATATGGCTCCGACCGCTCCGACCTCCACAACGTAGCGCCCCTTTAATTGGACGTTCTTCTTCTTGCTTGGCTCCCAAAATCGCATCAGGTTTCCCGAGCGCCTGAGAACGGGTCGGCGCTGGAGATCGAATGCCTTGATATTTTTCCTACCCTTGATGAAGTCGCTCACTACCCCGGCAACATTGATGACCGGGTCGCTCTGGTTGGGATAACGGACTTTCCACTTGGGTTCGCCAGCGAGTCCTTGGTTTGCAAATGCCTGGAGGGTTTGGGCTACAATGAAAAAGCCGATTTTCTTGAGCATCGCCCGGGGGTCGTCCAATCTCTTAGCGACTGCATCCAACCACCGGACTTCCACGCCGAAGAGCGTTTTCTTGAGTGTAAATTGTGGTTTCGGAGCCATTTATCATACCTTACTGCCCAATCGTATTCGGGTCTCGATTATCTCCAGGGGGATTCGGAATAAGATCGTCAAAGCGTCTGCGATCAAAGTCAGGCCGTACAACTTCATTCCCGATCTGCTCATCAGAGGGAACAAGAATGGAGCCCGTCTTCGGCATGACCCGGTCGCGCCCGGTGATTCTCGCCACAGCTTTCAGACGGTCAATGTAGTTCGAGTGGTTTTCCGAGGAGGTGCTTCCTCCCGAGCCCGTCCGGACCTGGAGCTTCGCAATCACGCCGTCTACGGCAACGGAGTTAATCGGACCCGCTGGATTATTATCCGCAACCCACAAGTCGTAGTCGATTCCACAATAGGTCCGGATGTCGCCCATCACATCGGTGACTGCGGCCTCCCCCTTCGTATCGTTGACGGTGGTGCTTTCCGGGGATTGCGGATTGGTAAGATTGACCAGGAACTCCGTCCCGTACCGTGCCTGTACCGCATCCCATATCGTCGTCATGATCTACTTCCTTACTGCGTCTGATATCTGA